CTTTATCATATGGTTACATTAGTGTAATGGTAGCATATCCGCAGAGAGACAGAAAATTGGGAAGGACAAGGTTCAATTCCTTGATGTAACCCTTAGTCCTATGGTGTAATGGCAATCATGGTGGGTTTTGGTCCCGCTGACTCAGGTTCGACTCCTGATAGGACTATCACCTGACTTACGGTGAATTAATTCGTCTTAATGCTTCATCTTGATTATGAAGCATTATTTAACTGGGTGGGGTAGCCTGGTAAACCCACGAGGCTCATAACCTCGAAAGCTCTGGTTCAAATCCAGACCCAGTTATTTTGCCTGCATAGTTCAGATGGGAGAACGCCAGTCTGAAGAGCTGGACGTCGTCGGTTCAAGTCCGACTGTAGGCATTTGCCTCTGTAGCAAAGTAGGTAATGCGCTCGGCTGTTAACCGAGAGATTCATAGGTTCGAGTCCTATCAGGGGCGTTCATATGGTAATATTGGTGTAAAAAGTAGCATACAACATTTATTGAGATAGCTTAAACGAAGCGTCGTATTCCAAATACGAAGTTACAGGGGGTTAAGGTCCTGTTCTCAGTGCCATTAGTTGAGGAGTTGGTGCGATTCCAACATATTGCCCTTGCTCCCTTTTATGGGAGCTTTATCCCCCCACTGTTGTGAAAAAATGCTTGCTTAATTAAGCAAGCAATCAATTGACAGGGTCGGATAGCCTGGTCGATTTCGCCGCACTGCTAATGCGGAGTTCGCAAGAGCACGAGAGTTCAAATCTCTCCCCTGTCGCTATTGGACTATTAGCTCAGCTGATTAGAGCACTTGGCTCATAACCAAAAGGTCGTAGGTTTGAATCCTGCATAGTCCATTTAGCAGAAATTGACAAAATCTGCTACTGAAAAGCTATCAGCAACAAAATCGTGTCACATTTATTAGTACGGAAAGTAAATGACTATATTGTAGACTTGAGAGTCAGCTGCGGTTAAGTAAAGGTGAGAGACCTTTACCAATATAGCTCTCTGATGCCATCGTGCTCGAGTCAGGTCGAAGGGGCTCGCCTTGAGAGCGAGAGGGTACTTTGTATCCCATAGGTTCAAATCCTATCGGTGGCGCTTGAAACAAAGTCACCATCTTGGTATTTTGTTTCTTTTCATACTATCACTTTCTGAGGCTTTATGCCTCAGTTTTCCCTGTATAGCAAAGAGGCGATGCGGTCGGCTGTAGACCGACTTTACCCAGGTTCGAGTCCTGGTGCAGGGACTGGGGCTTTGCCCCATTGGATAATACTATAAATAGCCTCGTTTGTGCTTTAATTAGTACAATAATACATAGTTAGTATTGTTCAATACTTTGGGATTAAATTCGAGGCTATAACTTTTTTTATGGAGGTCGAAAAATGATAGTTTATCGTAGAGGCTTAAAAAAAGAAGATGTCCTCAATCTTGAACCAGATGAAGAACTTATTTATTATAAAGACAACAATATTGCTTTCACTATTTTAGGTGTTGACAATAAATATGTCTTACGTAAAAAAAAGATTTTTAATAATCAATTAGTTGATGAGCGTTTTGTAAAAACAGTAGAACAAATAATTAAAGTTGTTGAATAATTATTCAACATCTTTATGAATAGGGGTTTCTAAAAATTTTAAAGCGACGTCTTTTAATGATTCGTCACCGTATCTATCTATTAAGATACGTACAGCGTTTATTAATCCAAATACTTCGATTTGTACAGCATATTTATCTTTATCAAGAATTTTAAAAATTTCTTCTAAAGTTGTTTTGTCAAATCGTTCTATTTCTTTAAGAAACTCTTCGTGTGTGAGTTCTATACCTTCATGTGCTTGCATAACCTACCTCTCATCAAATTCATCAAGTATGTCACTAATTCCTTGATTGCGTAATTCCTTAAGTTCTTGCTTTTTTGATTCCTTATCGTAATCAAAGTCTACTACGCCAGTTTTTATTGATTCTTCTTTTTCTATTTCATCAATTACAGAAGATAATGTACTTACTACGTTGACGTTGACATCTTGACCATCTTCAATATTCTTTTTGGCTTGAATCATATTCACATAATTTTGAATTGCGGCTTCAGTTGTATCTAATAATCTGCCCTGTTCTTGCTCCGCTTGATATCCACGTGCTATACGTGATAATTGTAAAGCTATAGTTTCGTCTATTAATATTGGGCAGTCAGGTATATTCTTACTCAATTCAATAATGTGATTTTGGTCATCATAATCTAAGCAAGCTACAGCAAACCCTATAGTACTAAAGCTATTATCGGTTTGTTTCTTGCCTTTTTTAGCAGGCATTTTGTTTTCAGCTGTTTTTCTAACAGGTAACATATAAACACCTTGTTTTTTATATTTATCTTTGATAGCTTGAGCTTCTTTTTTATTGTAACCACAGCGTTTTGCAGATGATGCGCCAAAAAAAGAGTAGTTTTTAACAAAAAATTGTTCTCTACTATCCATAAATAAAGTAATTTTTCTATAGTATATAAGGAAAACTTTATATACTATGTGTTAAATAAATTATAATGTCGAATATTAAGACAATAAATTAAAAAATGGAGGAACCCATTATGAGATTAAATATTAATAATGCAGAGTCCGAAAGGGAAAAGAATATTAAATTTGCAGAAGAACATGGTATATCCCAAGAAGAGATGGACGAGGTGTACCAAGAAATCTTTGAACAGTTACCTGAAGAATTAACAGGCGACAAAAGAGAAGCAAGAGCTCTCAGGAAAGCTCGTAACAGTTTAAAGAAAAAAGTAAATGTAGCAGGAAAATTACTTGACGGTTTCATTTTAATGAGATATCGCAACAATGATTTTGACGCTAACGCATGGGCTAAAGTAGATAAATATGTAAACGAACATGGAATCGAGGACGCAACCGCTAAAGGAATGGTGAATGGTGATGGTGAATACTTACATTCTTCATTGACTACTTCATTTACTAATCAACATGGTAAAGTAATTGATAAAGATAATGTAAGAGGAACCGCAATCGCTATTGTTGTACAAGAAGATGATAACGGTAACGCTTATCAGGAACTTAGGTGGTTGAATATTGGTAAATTTAATGTAAAAGACAAAATACCTCTTTGTAGAGAAGTTAAATTAGTTATTAAAGAAGGCAATCAAGCAGGTCCTTTATTCCCTGATAAAAATGCCTATTTCTTAAATGGAGTTAGAGTTGTTGATAGTAATGCTTATTACTCTGATGAAGATTTCCAAGCTTATGCTAATCTTATTGAAGAATTATGTGGTGATATAGCTTATTACACTAAAGAAGAAATTGATGCTTACGCTGCTAATAATAATACTAACAGGAATAATTATATAGCTGTTCCTGTTGAATCTGTCTCAAGGATAGGTAATGTGACTGATAATGGTTCTGTTCCTATTGATTTTGAACTTGAAGATGACCAAATAACTGCATGGGCAGATGAATATATCTTTAAAGACCTCACAATAGAAGAGGGTATTCAAGGTATCCTTATGTTAAATGTATATGTCAAAAATGACAATACAGCAGGATACAGAGTTGGTGGTTTCATACCATTAATGTAGATGGTTAATATGGGGTTTACTGATAAAGATTTTCAAAACCCATCTAAAATGTTTGATATGCGTACACGACAATTACGTGTACGTATTCAAACTTTAGAAAGTTTCTTAGTTATTGCTCAACACCCATATAGTAAGGCAATAGTTAAGCAAGAATTAAATAACGCTGTTGATGAATATGTCGCAAGAAGCTTACAGCAAGGAACTGAATAGACAAATAGATAATTGTGAAGTAGAGCTAAAAGCTTTAAGTAATGATTATCAAAAATGTACAGATGATGTATGCAAAAGTCAGATTAGAACTTTGCTCGAAAAAAAAGAACATAACCTATTAGATTTATATAAACGGAGGAGTGACAATGGGGATATTAACTGAAAAAGCAGAGAAAACTCGTAATCCACAAGAATCATTAGAAGATGAAATTTATTCACAAATATTTGAAAGTAATAAGCAGCTTGAACAGGATAAAATTGCACAAAAAATAGTGTTATCAGGTAAAAATGGTTTAGGTAAAACATCATTAGCATTAGCTTTATTGTCTGATGGCTTAGAAGATGATGAAAAGATAGTGTATGTAGGTATTGATAATTCAGGTAATGAGATTATTAATAAATTCTTTAAAAAAGAATTACATAGCGGACAATTACTTCCATTCAACCCAGATGCACGTAAATTTAATGATAGAGGTGTATCTGTAAGAGATGAAGAACGTGTATTAGAAAAGGTTACTACAACTTCTTCTGTAATTAAGAAAGCAATCGATAATGGAATTAAAGTTAGAGGTGTTATTGTTGATGGTATTTCCTTCTTACTTGAATATGCAGAAGCAAAAATGAGAATGGAAAGAAATCTTGATGCTGACTCAGGTACTCAATTAAATCTTTGGAAAATAAGAGCTAAATTTTTCAGAGAATTTACCTCAGCATATATGGCATTAGATATACCTGTAATTTTTGTTTCACATGAAGATTTTGCGGAAGAGTACACAGAACCAGGAAAAGAGTTATCATCTGTTAAAAAAAGATTAATAGATGAATGTGGCGTAAGGATTCTCTTAAATAAAAAAGGCAATCCTGATAATAGTCATGTAACTGATTATATAGCCGAAGTCAAAAAGAACCGTTCAGATATATTTACTGTTGGTAAGACAGTAGTATTCATGTCGGCGAATAACGAAAAAGATGTCGCTGAAACAAATTATACAGAACTAAAAGATTTAATATTTCCCACAGATTGATGAGGTGGAGTTATTAACTGAATGAAAACGAATTATGAAATATATTATGATTATGAAGATGATACATTGGAAATTGTAAAACAACCTTCTTCTATGCCAGTAGATTTTATTGAAGGTAAATATGGAATTTGTTTTTATAGAGATATTGCTGATAATATTGTAAAAATAACAATCCCAGAGCCTGATATACTTTTTGGAGTTGATAGAAGCGTTATTGAGAATTTCCTTGTGACATCTTTTTTTTAGAGGTGATTTAATGGATAAATATTCAAATCTCCATCTTCATACCGACGCTTCGTTAGGTGACTCAGTTATAAAAGTTCCTGATTTGGTTAATTTATTAGAAGAATATGGACAAGAATACTGTGCAATTACAGACCATGGTACTGTAATGAATCATTATAGTTTTTTAAAAGCATGCGAAGGTACTTCTGTAAAACCAATATTGGGTAATGAGTTTTATTGTAAAAGAACTTTAGATAAACCTTCTTCTCAGACACGTTATCACTTAGTTTGTTTAGCAATGAATCAAATAGGTTTACAAAATATTAATAAAATGCAACGTTTATCATCAACAAAAGAGCATAAATATTATAAACCTTTATTAGCTCACCCTATTCTTTTTGAAAATACAGAAGGAATTTTTGTATCTACTGCTTGCTCTTTATCATATATTAGTCAAAATTTTTTAACAGGTAATGATGAAGAAGCTTATGATTTTTTAAATAAATTATTAGATAATTTTGGACGTGATAATGTCTCTATAGAGCTACAATATCACCCTGATTATAAAGAGCAAGCCTTTATTAACGAAAAACTTATTCAAATGTATGAAGATACAGACTGTAAATATATTATTAATACGTTTGATAGTCATGTCTTGAGAGACGAAGATAGAATATTAAGAAAAAAGATACAAAGTATATCATGGAAGAAGCCAGAATCTGAAATTAATGATACATTAAAGTCTAATGTTCTTGGTAATAGTGAACTTTCCTTTCAGCTTGCTCATGAATCTGGTATAGATGATGATAAATTGATACAAAAATGTATAGATAATACACATGAGATAGCACAAAAGTGTTATTTTAAACCAGAAGAGCATGAAAGAGTAATCCCAAAGTTTACACAACATAGACATTTTAAAGAAATTTTTCTAAAGAAGGTGGTATAATGACTGTTTTATCAAGTTATCAAGCGACTTTTCAGTCAAATGAAGAGGAAAATTTTTCTTTTATGAAACGAATGACCATAAAAGGACTCAAAAAGAAAGGAGTTTATGATGACATATGGTATCAAAAACAATTAGAGGAAGAGTTACAGGTTATTCAAGATTGTGGCTTAGAAGATTTCTTTTTGCAAACAGCTTATATATGTGCACTTATTGATGATGCAGATATATTTAGAGGTCCAGCTCGTGGGTCTTGCCTTGCTTCTGTGGTATGTTATGGCTTAAACATTACTAAGCTACCGCCAAAGGAATACAATTTATCATTTGCTCGTTTTCTTAATAAAACAAGAGCTCTTACTCAGTTGCCAGATATAGACACTGACGTAAGTTCCGATGCTCGTGATGATGTATTAAAACTAATTAAAAAAACTTTCGGCGAAGATAGATGTGGTCAGGTATTAACAAGGATACCATTTTCTGCTAAAATGTTAATAAAAGATTTGTCAGCACGTCAAGGTATAGATTTTCAAACTGTTAATTTAATAACTCGACAATTGGACCCTGATGAAGATTATCATGATAATGCTAAAGTTATGGAATTTTTATATCAACATCCAGAGGTTAAAGATTATATAGACCCATTAACAGGTATAACTAAATCATTAGGTGTGCATGCAGGGGCGTTAATTGTTTTTGATGATATTATGGATAAATATGTATCAACAGTATCAATATCTGATAATGAAATTATATCTAATAATGGTTCAGAATGTGAAGCTATGGGTTTTTTAAAAAATGATACATTAGGTATTGAGGTTTTAGATGTACAAAGAGATTGCTTAAGACTTATTAAAGAAGATGTATCATTACCATATGAATTTACTGACCCAGAAGTTTATAAAACAATATGTAAAAATCCTATGGGTTTATTCCAACTTGAAAAAGCAGCAGGTAGAGCTGGTGTAGCTATGGTGCAGCCAGAAAATTTTAACGAATTAACAGCAATCATATCATTAATTAGACCTGGCGCACGTAACTCAGGTATGGATAAATTATATTGTGATTATAAATTTGGGCGTAAAGAGCCAGAATATTTAGATGAACGCCTTAAAGAAACATTAAAAGATACACAAGGTTTAATGATTTTTCAAGAAGATGCGATGGCTGTGGCTCGTGATTTAGCAGGTATGAGTGACCTTGAAACAGACCAGCTTCGTAGAGCTATATCTAAAAAGAAAAAAGAAGCCTTTACAGAATTTAAACCTAAATTCTTACAAGGTTGTAAAGAAAATAATGTAGCTGACGAAGTAGCTGAAAAATTATGGAGTGATATGGAAAAGTCATCTGATTATTCTTTTAACAGAAGTCATGCTGTTGGTTATAGTGTACTTGCTTATCAGAGCGCATGGTTAAAAACTTACTATCCGCTTGAGTTTGCTGTCTCAATGCTTAAACATAGTAAATCTGATGACAAAATTATAGAAGTTCTTCACATGATTAAGGACTCAAATGCTCAATTACTTTCTCCAGATATTAATCGTAGTGAAGCAGATACCACTATAAATGGTAGTGAAATAGTTATAGGTTTTAACTTAATTGATAAAGTATCTGATAAAGTATCTGAAGCAATAATTAATGAACGAAAAAGACATGGAGCCTTTAAATCATTTGACGATTTTTGTGCACGTGTTCCACCACGCAAATGTAACAAGCGTGTTAAAGAGAATTTAATTAGTGCAGGAGCTTTTGATAATCTGCCAATTACTCATGAAGAAAAAGAAGTTCAAGCGAGGTTATGTTAATGAATATGAAAGAAATTGTGGAAAAAAGAAGTCAATTGCTTAATTTCTTTACTGGTCAATCAGTTAATTATTCAAAGACAGATATACTTAATAAAGAATATGCTGCATTAAGTTTTAGTCCAAGAGAAGAATTTATTGATTCTTTTGTAACAGAATATGATGATGTACTAACTCCTATAACTGATTTAAAGATGGAGCTACCTGAGGTATTAATTAAAGGAATTATAATTGATATTGATATGAAAAAAAGTTATGCAATAATTCATATTCAAAACAAAGCTGACAACATCAGTATTTCAGTTGATGAAAGTGTATTATATAAGTATGGTGAATATTTAGTTAAAGGTCATATCGTAGTCATTAAAGGTCATACTTTTAATGATAAAGTATATATGCATTTTTTAATTGATTATAGTAGTGATGATAGTTTTGTAGTAGAAAAAGATTATTTAAATGGCGTATCTGAAAAAAGAGTTGATGAGCTTGATTATACTAATCGTACAGATGTAGTTGGATTAGTACGTCAGGCAAAATATTTTGTTAGTAGAAAAGGTATGGGTTCAAAATGCTTAAGGCTTCAAGTACATGTTAAAGGACAAGAAAAAACATATATTTCTTGTAATAATGACTATAATATAATACCAGAACATATTGTAGCAGGTATGGTGGTTTCATTTAATGTGTCAAATAACCCAGCTTTTTGTAACAATGTACAAGAAATAGTAATATAGTCCCACTTATTATTAAATAAGATGATAAATTGAAAGGTAAAATATCAGGTGTTTATAAAATTGAACATAAAATAACAGGGCAAAAATATATAGGGCAGTCGAAGGATATTGAAACAAGATTTAAAAGACATTGTTCTGTTCCGCCTATTGATATGGCGATAGCTCAAGAGGGTGTGGATAGCTTTGAGTTCTCTATAATAGAGGAAGTACCTGAAGATGAGTTGCTTAAAAAAGAAAGCTATTGGATAGATTATTATATGGCTGATACTAATCCAAAGCATTATAATGTCGATAAAGGCGATGACCCATTTAATAGGCGAAAATATACACTCTGGGATACGAGTTGTTGTAATTATAGATGCAATCATGGTAAAGATGAAAATAAATCTTATAAAAATTTTATTTTCAGATATAAAGGGTATACATTACCTATACCAGGTTTTAATGATTTTTTATCTTGTGAAATAATTAGTGATTTAGTAGATAAATTTATAAATTAGTAATGACTATTTATTAATAAGGTAGTGATTAAATATGCGATTATCGAAATCAAAAGTAAATACCTTCTTAAAATGTAGAAGGCAATACAAATATCAATATATAGATGAAATAGAACAAGAGCCCAATGAAGCAATGCAATTAGGTACAGATGTTCACCAAATTGCTGAAGATTTTATTAAAAAAGGAGGGATAAGTTCTGAAAATTACAGACAAAAATTACAAGAATTGGCAGACGATTATGGTTCTCAATATGATTTAAAAATACATTTAGACCATCTTGCAGAGTTTTTTGAAGATATTTTTAAAAATGAAAAAATGAAATATGAAGTCTTTTCTTCGGAAGAATATTTGTATGACGAAGTACATGATTTTTCTGGGTTAGCTGATTTAGTTGTACGTGATGAAAATAATGATATAATTATTATTGATTATAAAACAGGTAAATCAAATTCTATTAAGAAATATAGACTCGAACTTTGTTATTATAAAATGTTACTTGAATCTAAGTATCCAAATATAGATATTATAGCTGCTGGTATATTTTTTACAAAAGATGGTAAAACAAGGTTCTTAAGTTTTGCTGAAGATGTAGATAAAGGTGCTTATTGCACTCAAAAGGATTGTCAAGCAGCTTTAGATTTGCTTGATTTCGTAAGAAAAGAATCAGAAGCAGGACGATTTAATCCTAACCGTCAATTTTTATGTAAATATTGCTCTTATCAAACTATATGTGAAGAGGACGGAGGGTTTTAGGTGCTAAATTATATAAAATTTTGTAAAGATTTTTGTGATAAATATTATAATAAATATCCTGAATTACCAGTAGATATAATAGCTGATATTATAGATACAACATTAAATAGAGCGCCTGATAACTATTTTACATATGAAATGGTGCAAAACGCACCAGAATTATGTAAGCAATGTGGTATGTGTTGTAGTACTATTGATTGCGAATTTTTTAATGGTAGAACATGTGATGAGCATGCTACACGACCATATGCTTGTACAGAGTTTCCTTTTTACGATATTAATGGAGAAACTGGCTTAATACTTGACCCAGGTTGTCAATTTGCTGTGAAATTAGCTGAAATAGTCTTAGATGAAGAGTTTGAAAGAAATATTGATTTATTTGGAGGCTTATGATGAGAGAAATATTTATACCGAGAACACGTATCCCTGCATATCAATCTGATATTGATAAGTATAGAGACTTATATTCAGGCAAGAAGGATTTATATTTATCTGTTTATGAATATAAGGGAGTAGGTGCACAAGCAATTAAGCCACAAAATGCTATAATAGATAAAATCTTTTTAGACTTTGATTATGACGAAGATATGCAATTTTTTGAAGATACAAAAACAGTTGCTAATTTTTTGTATGATATAGGTGCTAAATTTAAAATTAGATTTAGTGGTAGAGGTTTTCATTTATTTATATATTTAACAGATACTCAATTAAAAAATCCTAAAAAAGCTATTAGAGGTTGGGTAAAAGATATTCATGAAAAAACAAATACTACAAGTGACCCAAGCGTTGTGGGCGATATTCGTAGAGTAAGTAGAATGATAGGTACAATGAATATGAAAACACATCTTTATTGTATACCATTAGATTATGCTCACTTAATGAATTTTACTTATGAAGCTATTTGTGAAGAAGCTAAAACATGGGAACCTGTATATCATTGTGGTGATAAATTAGCTGGCTTAGAAGAATGGATAATTGGTGAAGCTTTGGTAGATATATCAAGTTATGATACTGAAGATGAGATTATAGAAATGAAACCTATTGATACATCTAAGATAAAAGTACAAGGATATCCACCTTGTATAGAGAAGATGTTATCTAATCCTAATCTTGGATATTATGGAAGAGGACAGTTAATTTGTTATTTAAGAGATGATGGTTATAGTTTTTATGAAATACTAACGATTTTAAAAATAGTATTATCAGACAAAAAGTATTATCACTGTACGGAAGAAGAGAACCAACCAGCTTATTTATATTATGATAGAGAAGATATGTTATTCTCTTCATGTCAAACATTAAAAAATAATGGTTTGTGCGCTTCAGAAGATTGTGAGGGTCATTATTTATATTTATAGGTGATTAAATGGATATGTTAATTGATTATAGGGAAGATGATGCTCGTATTGATTTGTTAAAAAAACATTTTCACTCAGCTGAAGTAACAACATTAGATTATGGTGATATTTTAATAAATTATCACGACAAAACAATAGCTATAGAGACGAAAACGATACAGGACTTTATAGGCAGTTGCAGAAATGGTCAATTGCGTAAAGAAGCGCTTAATATGAAAAGCAAATGTCCTTATTCTTTTATTATTATTTATGATGATGGCAAATGGAATAAGGAATTTACTAAACCATTAACTTTAAATGAGCGATATGGAAATATAGCTTCATTAATGCAACGCTATAAAGTTCCAGTTTTTACATGCAAAAATGAAGAGCATTTTATTAAATGTATTAAAGCTATTATGAGAGCTGTAAAAAATTCTGATGTACCTATTGAGCAGCCAATTGTTAGAAAAAAAGATAGTAATGAGATGATTAATGTTCTTATTGGTATTGATTCAGTAGGTAAAACCATGGCAAGACGATTACTTGATGCTTTTAAAACACCAGGTGGTGTGTTTAGAGCTAAAGATGATGAGTTAGATGAGATACCTCGTTTACAGAAAAAAAGCAAAGCAGCTATAAGGAGGATGAGGTAATGGACGAATATGAAAGAAAAGTACTTACTATTCTCTTCTCTACTAATAAAACACTTCATGAAGCTAAAACAAGTAATGAATATAGACTTGCTTCTATTACTCAAATAAATGATGAATATAGAAAAACAATGGAGCATGTAAGTATATCTCCTTTAGAGCTACCACTTCAGAAAATAAGAAACGAGATATATAATCGTTTGATATTTTCAAGGGAATATGTTGATTTTTTATCAAATATACCATCAATAAATATATATGACTCAGCCGAAATTATTGTAGAGATTGGCGATATTGGTCGTTTTAAAAATGCTAAACATTTTATTTCTTATGCAGGCTTAGCACCAGTATTACAAAAAAATAAAAAACAATATAAAGTTACTAAATATGGCGGTGGTGTACCTGTAGCTAATAAAAAATATGATTCAATCAATTATTGTGAAAATCTTAAAGTAGCTTTGACACGTTGTACTCAAAAAATGATTAACAATGATATTCGAGGATATAGAGATTATTATGATGAGAGATTGCAAAAATATCGTCATGCGCACCCAATGTATAATAAAAACAGACTACATTTAATGGCATTAAAAAAGGCAACTATTAAATTTGCTAAAGAAGTATATAGTGAGTTTAGTAATATAAAAGAAATTGAAGATTATGAAAAAATAAAATATAATACAGGTGATTAAATGGGATTAACTTTTCAACAAAAATTTTATCAATTACCTGATGAGGTGTATGTTGTACATACATTAGAACCAGGTGATTTTGCTGATGGTGCAGCAATTTTCGGAATAATAGAAGTACCTGAAGATAAAGATGAAGATTTTGACCTTAATTGTTTATTTGAAGGACAAGGTTATTGGTTACATAAAATCAATTTTGATGAATTAGTTCGTGAAGGTTATAGTTTATTAAAAGAATTAAAGGCAAATGATTAAGTAGAAAATACTTATGATGCAAAATATGAGGTGAAATAATGAATTTATGGGAAGGAATGGGGATTTTTGGAATCCTTTTTGTAATTGTATTCTTAATTGTTGGAATATGGTTTGGAATAGTCACAGCAACTATTATTGCTACAGCTGTAGGCGCTACAGGTCTTGATTGGTGGATTGTAGCTATTACTATATTTGGAGCACTTGGTGGCTGTGGTGGTAGTTTAATTACAATAGGTAAGAATTAATTTCTTACCTTTTGTGGTGATACTATGATGATAGATGATTTAATGGAAATGAAAGTTAAAGATGTATTAGATGAGTTTTGTATATTATATTCACCAGAATGTGATTATAATTACGGTATTGGACGCTGGGACGATGCGAATAAAATATACGAAGAATTTGACTTAGAAGAACAATATTGTTTTTCTGGAGACTCATTAATACCAATTGATTATGGCTTTGATAATGGAGAAAAAGTTTTAACATTAGATGACATGAGATGCATAATGAATAAATTAGGTATAATAAGAAAGCAATCATGCCCTATATGTGGTAGTGAAGATTATCATCTTGATTATAATGATTTATCTATTTTATGTAACGAATGTGGATATAGAGAGAAGGAGAGTGCAAATAATGGTAGCGACAACTGAATTAAAAATACCTATGTATTATGATGAAGATAAACAAAAATGGTTAATTGATGAAAAAGATAAAGACTTAGTGCATAATTTTAAACTTATGGTTAATGCTATGAATCGTAAATATCAATCTATACGAGATGGAAGTCATTCATATGTATTTGGTTGGTTAGATTCTGATTTGGCTAATAAAATACAAAAAAGATATCCTGGAGAATTTGAGCCAGATGGGGATTATTTTGATACAGCTATTGATGATGAGACATTAGCAGGTGTATGGTCATTAGAAGATTTTTATAAAGAAGTAGTGCGTTTAAATTATGATTACCTTGATGGAGCTGATTCTTTTGAGAACTTTAAAAAAGAGGTGCTACAATGATTAATGGAGAAAAAGTTTTAAGAGATAAATATCCAGGTCTTGATGAAAATCAATATCAACCTGCTGGTATTGATTTAAGATTGGGAAAATTAATGATTCTTAGTGAGATAGAAGAGGTATATGGGATAGCTGACTCAATTAAACAACTCCCAGACCATATAGAGGTACCAGAAACTGCTGTAACTATTAAAAACTCAAGCTTAGAAACAGGCTGGTTACTTGAACCTCATCAAATATATATAGGAGTGACAAAAGAAAAAATACAAATTAATAGTGATTGTGCACAAATTTATTTACCTCGTTCATCTTTGTTAAGAGCTGGAGTTGATGTGAGGACAGCATTAGGTGACCCAGGCTTTAGAGGGCACTTAAGCTTTTTATTAATCAATCATAGCAATAAACCATTTTTTATTAAAAAAGATGACCGCTTTGCTCAATTAGTTGATTTTGAGGTTATGGGAACTATTAAAGACTACGATGGAGACTATAATGAGTAAACAAATTGATAAGCAAATGCTTGAAATTGTCAAAGAAGGTTTTGAAGAGCAAAAGCATATTGATATTGTTTCTATATATGCATGGAATGATGATATCTATGGCGTCTATATTAATAGACCCACAGATTCATTATCTTTTATTAAGGCACCCCTATATAATATGCATACTGATATAGAAGGTCATAACATATTTATGATGGAATTAGGCGAATTATTATACTATATATATGATAAGGCGTCAATACAAATGTATAATTGGCTTATAAATCCTTCCGCTTTACCTTGTCAATTTAGTAGTTGCTTTGATGATTTATTAAGTATTTGCATAGCTAATCCGCCCCTTCAATTATCAAGTTTTCAATTAATTAAATGGATAGATAGGTTGAATGATGGTGATATAAATTACTCTGCAAATGATTTAATTGATATGGTCGAACAGTTTATGACAATTGAACCACTTGATATAGATGTCAGTGATAAAAGTAATGAAGTTGTGATGAAAAATAATTTGAATAAGGTTAAGCAGTTGCTTATGGAAAAAAAATATGACAAAATTGATGAATTAACTATTTATGAAATTGATAAATTATATGTGAAGTTACAGATGCAAAGCATTTATATATAACAGATGATAAATACTATAAATAACAAGTAAAATAAAAGTTGGTAAAAATATGTCAGATAAATTTTATGTTATACATTCAGATATGTCAAGAGAATTGTTTCGTCCAAGATTAATTGCGGAAACAATAATTAATGAAACAGGTGTAGATGAAGAGTTAGCTAAAAAAATTCAAAATAGAATAACTCAAAAAATATATAAGTTAAAAAAAGATGGTTTTGAAGAAATTAGTACATCACAGTTAAGAAGTGAAGTTTCGGTTCATTTACTACAGGAGAGAGAGTTTGAAGCTGAAGAACAAATGAATAAAGGTATTTATATAAAAGAGTCTGAGATTTTGAATTTATTAACTAACTATGATAATAATAATGCTAATCAGGCTTTTGCTGCTGGGGCTTTAGAATATTCGTTTTTTGAATTAGCATCTAAAAAATATCTTAGAACTCAATCTAGTCCAGAATGGTTAGAGGCTTTAGATTATGGTATTACGTATGGACATGATGCAGCTCAATATCTTTTTAAAGGTATAAATTG